CATCAGCTACAGCACCACGGTTAAACTCTGCACGTTGCATAAGCATCTCGTTCTGCATCTGACGGGCTTTCATGGATTGCCCCCAGATAGACATAACCCCACCTAGCACAGTGGAGAATAACATTGTAATTAACTCTAGGGGTAAGCCGAACATTACCAAGCACCCTGTGCGTCTTTTTCAACTTCAGTAGCAGTGCTAGAATACTTAGAAGATGCTCTACTTGTTGTTTCAGTGTGTATTAAGCTACCTTGTGCATCATAATAATTAAACTTAGTTTTTGCACCTGTGTTGTCTGCGGTTATCTTATTAATCTTTGCGAATCCGTGTGCATCCGACATCTTATTCCAAGCATTCGCACGGGCTTTAGCTACACCTATAGAAGCACCACCACCAGCAACGGTTGAGTAGTTCAAGATTCCGTCTGCTATAATGGTTTTATCTTTTGTATCTTTAGCTAGCTCTTTATACAGAGCTTGGGATGTGTTGTATTTAGCCCAGCCCTCACCATTATTCCATGCCAACTTAGTGACAGCTTGTTTTGTAGTATCTGTTAGATTATCCCAAGAGTCACCTGCTTTATCTTTAACAACGTCTTTAAAACCTTCGATAATAGCTTTAGACCAAGCTTCATCGCTATCATAGTCCTCACGTTTGTAGGTTTTATCTCCTACCTTTTTATAAGCTTTTGACATATCTACCTTAGAGGCATCAAACGCAGAAGCTTTTACAGTATTCTTTCCTGCTTTAACTTCTTTACCATCATAAGTAACACCACCATCTGCTACAATACCAGCAGGTAACGTTAGGTTTTGGCTGTCTTGTCCTACATGAGCTACATCACCTTCTTCATTGTTATCGTAGAAGTCTGTGTACACTGCATTAGTTGTTGAAGAGTAAGTAGATACTTCTGTAGTATCTTCGTCTGTCTCTTCAGTAGTAGGACTCATTAAACCTTTCCCACCTGTAGATGCACCTCCATCAGCATCAAGAGGCTCAGTGTCAACAGTACCAGGGTCAATCTCTTCTGCCATTTTATACAGAGGTTCTTCATTAGTTAGCTTACCTTCTTCTGTATCTGTAACGTCAACTAAACGTGTTGCATTTCTGTCTAACGCTTCATTACCAATGGTATCTACTTCTAGCTCATACGGTTCACGACTACCCATCTCAGGCTTCTCAGGTACACCTTCTATGACAGGCTCCGATATACGTGATGGTAGGTTAACACTCTTAAGCGTTTGTAGTGCATCATCCATGTCATACGAAGGTTTTTCAGGCTCAGTAGTTAGAGCTTTCTTAGCTTCATCTTCATCACCGAAGTAACCCTGTAGTAACCCATAGAACATATCAGACCAGCTATCTGATTCAGGTTCTTCCTTCTCAGGTTGAACACCTATACCACGACTACGAGGCTTAAACTTACTGCCCATCTCTACTGGTTCATCTAGGTCTATTTTATAGTTATAGTCTGCCATTGGGTTTACCTTATATAATCTCAGCGATGATTGCACCTGCTGCTGATGCTAGTGCAGCAGACTTAGTTGCAGCGCTTGTAGTTGCAGAGGCTTCATTACGCATAGTCTGTAGTGCAATCTCTGTAGCACGATCAGCGTTATTGTTAGCTGTCTGGAATGCGTAACTCATCTGATCACGTTCAGCTTGCATTTGTGCTTCATACACAGCTAAAGACATTTCATTCTCTGCACGAGCAGCATCACGGTTAGCTTGGTTTATTGCAGCAGTATCAGTTAATGCAATGTCTTGCGCCCACTTAGCATTGGCTTGCTCAATAACAAGAGCGTTAGTAGCATTAAACTCTTCACGTCTGTTTTCTTGTTCTTTGTTAAACTGCTCCATAGCATTCGCTTCACCAGCGTTAAAACGTTCCATGCCATTAGTTTGATCTACATTAAACTGATCTACTTGTGCAGTAAGGCTATCATAGAATTGATTAGTTTGATTCTCTGATGTAGAGTTGAACTGTTCAGCAGCGTTTTCAGCAGCTTGATCAGAAAGTAATGACTGTACGATAGACTGAGACTTAAACATAGTAGCTTGTTGCTCATTAGTCAGGTTAGCCATGTCCATCTGTAGGAAAGAGTTAGCATACTGGATAGCAGCCTGTTGTCTATTGTTTAAGTTAGTAATATCAACTTGTGACATAGCTGCTGCATCTGCCATAATCTTAGCATTACGTGCATCTAAGTTAGCAATATCTACAGTCTGAGCTAGTCGTGCATTCTCTAGTGCAATCTGCTGTTCAGCATTAAAGTTGATATTAGCTACATCAGCGATACGTGCAGCGTTCTGCACACGTGCTTGGAACTCTTGGTCAAACTCCATACCAAGGAACTTAGAGCGTTGCTCAGCAGCGAACATAGCAGCTTGCTGTCTGTTAGACAGGTTCTGTGCTTCAAAGCTAGCACGAGTAGCAGCATCAGCTTGCGCAATAGGTAGTGCAGACTCCATAGCAGCTTGTACAATAGCCTGTCCTGCCATGCTTGATGCACCTAGCCCACGAGCAGCTAGCGTTGCTGTAGCAGCCCTCATAGCCCCTGCAGCCCATGCTGGTGTCTCCCCACCCTCAAACTGCTCTAGTAGGTTAGTAAGCTGTCCTTGTACTGTAGCTTCAGTAGATGGAACACCAGTAGCTGCTTCAAAGTTAGTCTCTGCTTTAGCACGTTCAAAGTCTACAGCACCTGAGATCATCTCTTCTGGCTGTACTTCAAGCCTATCAGGTGCCATGACTTGCGTAGCTTCTTCGATCTGATCTACTGTAAGACCTAATGAAGACAACTCTTCAGGTGACATACTAGCACCCTTAGCTAGTGCACCTTCAGATGGTTCACCTGTAGCAGCTTCAAGCTTTTTAACTGTTTCCTCTACTGCAGGTGTAGCTTTAGTAGCGTCATATGTAGCTGCTTCTTTTACTGTAGGTGCTGCAACGTCTTCTGCCGCATCGGCTGTTGTAGTTGTTGCTGCTGTAGTATCACCTGCTTGGCCTACACCTTCAGCCATCATGCCAGCTTCTTTTTGAGCTTCACTTATAGTAGCTACATCAGCAGTAGCAACCTGTGCACCTGGATCAGCCTCAAACTCAGTAGTAGACTGCATACGTTTTTGCTTACGCTCTGCTGCTGCACGATCCTGTGCTTGCTTTAGTCCTGCCTTAGATTGGTTAAGCTTAATCTGCTCATCAGCAATAAACTTCTCTAGTGTCTCACGTTGTGGATCGTCTTGCTCTAACCCAGCTAACTGATTCATGTAGTTAGAAATAAGGTTTTGGCTTTTAGTAACAGCACCCTGTGCAGCATCAATAGTTTCAAACACAGGTGCATCTGCTGCAGTTTGTGCTTGGTCTGATTGGTATTGCTGGTATTGCTCTAGCTGTTGGTCATACTGCTGTTCTCTTGCTGTTTTCTCTTCTTCAGTGACAACATTTCGTGTAGCATCTGCAGCAGCAGCTAGGATATTACCACGTCCTGTAGCATAACTCTTGTTCTTGTGGCCTGTCTTAATTTCTGTACCATCAGGATAAACAAGAGTCCAATACTTACCATCTAGTCGTAGTGTATAATCTTTAGGGTTTTCTACATTAGCTAGTGTATCTACGTTTGACTTAGCCCAAGTTTTATCCCCGCCTAAGTTTTGGTTATAGCCTCCAGTATCAGCATTAAAGTCGGACTCAAACGCTGCATCCATAGCCGAATCTGGGTCTGTATACAATGTACCCACAGCTTCAGGTAGACCCTGTGATGGATCGTATGCAGGTTCTCCTATAGGTTGTTCTATCTCATTATCACGCTTTGGATCAGGAAATTCAAGGTCAGGGTTAGGGTTAGGCAACGGAGTGACACCATTAAAGTTTAGATCACTAGCAGTACCTAAATCACCATTAGTGCCGCCCGTTGTACCTACCATACCCTGACCTGTTGCACCGTCATTCTCAAGCTGCTCTTCTGCAGTAAGCCCACCTACTTGCATAGCTGTTTGTGGGCCACCCTCTACACGAGCTTTAGCCATCTGTGCATAGCGTCCCATCATTGATGCAGCTTTAGGGCTAGACATCATGAACTTATTAATGTCATCCTGTTGCGCTGGGCCATCGTAACCCATCTTAGATAACAGTGTTTGTTGTTGTTGCGGTGTGAATCCACCAAAACGTTTAGCCATAATGTTTTACCTTGTTATTTATTCATTGTCATCCATACTGCGCCAGCAATAAATGTCAGTACAGCGACAGTGACTAGTCTCGTTACAGTAGACCACACAGATTTACGAGTATCACGCCATGCTTCCAACAAGCTACGCATCTCAGTAATATCTTTTTGTGCTGAGTCATCCAGTAAGCCGATAGAGCGTAGAGCCTCTTTAGCTCCACGCCTAGCTGCACGATCTAGCATCTCTTCTAGCTCTTCTGGGGAAAGATTTACTTCACTCATAGTTTAACTCATAAATGCTGAAAAGTCAAGTCTTATTACGGTTTAACAGGCCAATCAGCTTCTTCTAAGTTAGGCCAGTTAGCGTGTGAAGTAATATCACGTAGTGCTTGACGATACGTAGTCATCTCAGCAGTGAGTGTGTTATCTGATAGAGCTAGATAGTCTGTCTCAGCTAGTAGATCATCACGTGTCTTACGGTTAGTCTCAGCAGTCTTAGCATCTAGTGTAGCCTGATATGCTGCCTCATGTTCTGCTTTGGTTGTTGTGACTTCATTACCGTCTTCGTCTGTCTCTGTAGTATCAGCAAACATATCTACTGCTGTGTATTCAATCATCCAGTAGTTAGCAATGATGTCTTCACCTACCATCTCAGGCGTAGGAGCATCTTCTTCTGTGTACTGACCAAGGACAGGACGTGTAGGTAAAGCATTACGCTGTACTGTCTGGTAAGCTCCTAGAGTAGGCTTTGGCCCTTCTAGTACACCTACCATGCCATACTTCTGCATGATACCCTGTGTGATGTTCTTAGGGAAGGATACGTTAGGGTGATCCTTACGTAAGTCTCC